CCCCCCTTTTTGCTGTTCGCTACCCCCCTTTTTGCTGTCCGCTACCCCCCTTTTTGCTGTCCACTACCCCCCTTTTTCTGGCCTCTTTTCTTTCAAGGCGCTTTGTTTGGTCTGGGTATTCGCCCGTCCAAAAAACATGAATACGGGTTGCCGCAAATGTTTCGTAGTCCTGCATACTCAAATCATGTTCGGGTAACGGGGAACCATTCTTTCCGCAATATTCCCACGAAAGAAAAGACGAAAGGGCGTTCATGTCGCGTTCAAAAGGTTCTACAATACGGCGCCCGAAAGCGCGGTCAGTGTCTTTGACCTCTGCATACTTCGGGAGATAGGGGCAGGCGGCTAAAAGAGTTTCCACGGAAATAATATCTTCGTTGGGTTTCCCTGCGTTCATGTTTTTATGCTCTGAAATTCTGCGGGCAAGGTAATAGCTGTTCGGGTTTTTTCGGTCGTCGAGGCGAAAAGCGTCTTTCGGGTAAGGCATAATTGTGCAGCGCATCAGATATGAATAGTAAGTGCTGCCAAAGCTGAAAAGAATATTTCCGCGCTTCACTACTCCAACGGCATCACATATACGCATCTTGAACCATCCGCCATCAGCTCCGCGCCGCTTCTCTGTAAACTCTAAGTCGGTGTTATACATGGTCAGTAAGTCGGCGTTTACTTGTTTACGGGCTTCTTTTTTGTCGCTGATCCCGCGTAACTCCATGTATTCATCTAAAGGCAGCGTTACAAACGGGCTTTTTGCGCCGGTTTCCGTAAATTTTCGTGTTAATGCATCAAGTAGTTTGTGCGTAGAAGTCTTAAAACCTGCTATGCTTTGAAAGTCGCGCAAGGAAACTTTCAGATTGCCGCTTTTGATTGTAGCTATACCGGTGATCTCGTCCACCTTTGCACGGTCGCTGCGAATTTTAGAAAGGGCATTTGTAGCGCTACCTTGTCTTATAACGCCGAAAGCCCTTGAAAGTGTATCGACAATTTCTTTTTGCGCTGCGGCGTTTTGGGGCGGGAAAAGGCTTGCTTGTCCGTCGAGCTGGTCAGCATCTATGAGCGCAGAAAGTATAGCCGCTACGCTTTGCGGGGCGGCGCCGGTCATGTCGCCCAGGCTAAAAAGCAAAGCGCGCTTTATGCTGTCTTGATATTTGTTCGTTGTGGCTAAACATTCGGCGTTCCAAGCTCCCCACGCCTCGGCGCTGGCCTCGTCCGCGAAATTGTATTCCGGCTCTTTCGCTTCAAGGGCTTTCATAGCCGATAAATAAGCCTGTATGTTCTCGCGGTCGGTGGCAGTTAGTTTTTCAGCCATGACACGCCCTCCTTTCTCTTAAAGGCTTTCAAGGATCGCCTTTGCAGCGTCAAACGCTGCGCCGTTCTTCTCTCGTTCCTCTGCCACAAGGATATTTACAAACTGCGTCATGGTCTGGCCTTTCAGCTTTGACATGGTGCGTATATAGTCCATGTTGTCAGCGGTAAAGGCCATATTGATACGGTCGAGCTTTGCGCCTTTCTGCCCTTGTGTTTTAAGGTCTGCAAGTGCCTTTTGTGCTGGTGTTGCTTCTTGCACTTCCTGTACTTCCTGCGCCGCTCCGATGATCGTACTATAAACCGGCTGCGCGGCTTCTGCTGCGGGCTTGAAACTCTTTCCCATATTCTTTATACCTCCAATTCGTTTAATAGGGCTTCATAGTCTTTCGCGGGGTTGCTGCGTGGTGCATAGTCAAAGAGATTTTCCCGCATGGTCTGCGCCTCTTTTACGGCTACGCCCTCGCGGATCGCCGTTGTAAGCATCGGTATTCCCAGCTCCGCGCATTTCTCCGCTATGGTGTCGCGCAGATCGCGGGCAAGGACGGTGCGGGGGCTGTACTTCGTCAATAGCGCCCCTCTGATCGTCAAGCCGGGGTTACAATACTGTTGCACTTGCTTTATCGTGTCTGCAAGCTGGTAAATGCTCTGCAAGGCGAAAGTGTCAGCCTGTAAGGGTATAATAACCTCGTGCGCCGCCGTCAGGCTATTTACAAGCAGCGTTCCCAATGTGGGCGGGGTGTCTATCACGATAAGGTCATATTCCTTTAGAGGCTTCAATGCAGCTTGCAAGAGAAAGTCGCGCCCCGCTCTGCTGGATAGTTCCGCATCAGCTCCGGCAAGCTGCAAGCTGGCGGGGATTATATCGGGCATACCTGGTATGTGCTGGATAAGCGGGGCGGCATCTGCGCCTTTCAAAAGGTCATAGCTGCCCTTTTTCGTGCCGTCTGCGCGGCAAATGGTCGTTAGGCTGCCTTGCGGGTCGAGGTCAACGCAAAGTGCGTTCTTGCCGCGTTTAATTGCCCCCTGCGCTATTGCTGCGGCGGTGCTGGTCTTTGCTACGCCGCCTTTTTGGTTTGATACGCTGATAATACGCATCGTGTATGCTCCTTTCAAGGCTCTTGTACTTCTTCCGCTTCTTCTACGGATACGCTATCAAAGCAAGCCCGCATCTGGTCGAGGACGCGGCAAACGGTCTGCGCGTCCAGCCCTGCGGCCTGCATAGCAAGGATTGCGTATCCCTCGCAAGCGTTGTTGCTCCATTCTTCCATGCTTTATAAACCTCTCTTTCTTCAAGCATTTTATATACTTTATACGCATCATGTGCAATTTTCTAATTAAGCGTATAAATGTAATTCTGATTAGCGCAAAGCCTTTAGAAACTCGCAGACTGCGCCCAATTTTGCGGTGTCAATGGTGGCTATAAGTTCTATTGCTTCCTGCCGCTGATCCTTGCCTGCCGCCGGGTTGAAAAAGTAATTGTAAACTTGCTGCTCCGTGTTTCGCTCCTCGCGTTCCTCCGCGTGGACATAGATTTCCGTTGTTGACGGGTCGGCGTGGCGCTGGTGCTTCTGTGCAAGGTAGATATTGCCGGTTGCCTTATAAGCGCCTGTGCCGCTGGTGTGGCGCAGGCTGTGCGCCGTCAGGCGGTCGCTATCATATCCGGCACTTACAAGGGCTTCTTTAAGCATGGTGCTTATTGTGGTAGGCGCTATGCGCTTTCCCTTGCTGCGATTGCTGGTGCTGACGAAAAGCGGGCTTTTTGCTGTGGGGGTGTCCGTCCGGCTCTGCAAATAGTCTTGCAGCGCGGCCTTTACTTCGGGGATAAGCAAAACCGGCTGATCGTGTTCGCTGTGGCCTTTGCCCTGTAAGTAAAGATAGGTGCGGTCGCCGGTTTTCTTTATGTCCTCGATATTGGCGCGGTTGATCTCGATTGTTCGCAGGCCGCAAGAAATGCAAAGAAGATACATAGCATATAGGCGCTTGCCGCTCTCTGTGCTGCGGTCGATATGATCCGCTATGATCTTCACGGCTTCGCGGTCGAGCGCGTCTTTTTTGTGGGTGTCATGGTTGATCTTTACGCCGTGGATATTGTCGGCTATGTTCGGGTAAATGCCCTCCGCTGCCGTCCACTTGAAAAAGTGCTTGACGGCTCTAAGGTACTGCTGCTTTGTGCCGGCCTTTAGCTGCTCCGCGCCGCTGCGCCCAAAGTGTGCGCCGTTCAGATATTCTTTATAGGCGAGAATGTCAGCCCTCTTTGGTTGCGTTGTGCCGGTGGCGGTGATCCAGTTCGCAAACTGGCGCAGGCAAGTAATATATCCCTTTGTTGTGGTTGGCTCTCTGTCGGTGTACTCGATGAAACGCCGGAAAAGGTCGGCGCTGATCGCTGCGCGGCTTTGAAGCTGGCTATTATAAACGGTGATTTCCTGCATCGTGTGTGCCTCCTTTTGCGGTGTTGTCTTTGTCTTTCTCTTATAATAGCACAACTCCTCTTAACCGTCAAGCACTTTTTTAGCTTTATGAACTTCTTGTGCATTATATGCAAATAAAGGGGCGGGGACTGTTGCCCCCGCCCTATATATTGAGATTATGGCACTATTTACACACTCCCGCGCCCTGGTACTTCAGGGCGCTGCCTGCCGCTGTACTTCGGGCAGGACTTCGCAAGGGAACAAAGGATAGGCAATCCCGCCGCCCTTGCCGCCTGTTGCCGGTCTTTCTCCGGCTGGTGGCCTTAATATCACTTCCCCGAAAGAATGGTTAAAAGTCCTCGATTGCTGCCGCCGTCAAGTGTTCCCATTTGTCACTCATGGCTGCAATATGTTCCGGCCTTGATCTGTCGCCCTCGTACCGTTCGCCCCTGCAATAGTCGGAAACTTTGGAAAGGCTGTCAAACGCCCTTAAAACGGCGCTGTCGCCGTCTTTGCAGGCGATATAGACGGAATTAAGGGTGCTTCTCTCGCTGTTGTTCCCTGCGGCTCTGGCGGCTTCTGCGGCCTCGTGTGAGTGTTTCGCAATGAGCTTTAACATGGTGCGGTTTTGGTCGAAACGCTCCGCAAGTGCTACATAGTCGGCGGAGTTCAAAACGCCGCTTTTCATCAGTTCAAGGGCGTTGCCGTCGATTTCGTCAGGGTTCGCAAGCCCTGCGGCCTTGACCGCATTTTCCAGCTCTGCGCGGATCGTGCGGCGTTCCGTTCTAAATCTGTCCCAAAGCCGTATTGTTTCCGTCCTCATGTTTCTGGTTGCTTCTTCAAGTTCAAACGCGGCAATCTGCTTTTTCAAGGCATCCTGTCCGGTCTTGCTTGCGTTCTCTCGCGCCTGCTGCAAGGCTTTGTATGCGGTCTGAAAGTCGCTTCTAAATGCCTTGAAAGCGGTATCAAGGCGCTGTGCATAGCCGTTATATTCGCTCATTCTTTCGTTTCCTTTCTGCTGCAAAAGAGGGTGCAGCGCCCATTCTCATACATGGCGCAGGTATCGCCGCAAGTCAAATGCGCGGGGAGCGGGCAGCGCTTGCCCTCTGTTGCTGTTCCCGGCTTGCACTTGCCGCTTTCGTAAAAGCTGCAATCCTCTTTGCATTGCGGGTATAGGCCGCCCTGAAAGGGGCAATCTTTTCTTCGTGCGGGTGGTTCTTCCTGCATTTTCTTATAAATGACTGTTCCCATCGGCATTTCGCCCGCAGAGGTTACAATAACCGGTGCATACTCACGGCATCCGCGCCCAAACTCGCGGTATCTTTTGCCGTGTTCATCAATTAGGGGGTATTCCTTCAAAATGTCCATGTGCTTCCTTTCAGTCCAAATTTGGACAGTTTTCATAGCCGTTGCGGAATACAGTATCTGCCTCATAGCTGACCTCAAAAAGCGGGGTAGCGCCTCATGGTGCGGTCTGTGATCCCCGCTTTCTCTGCCGCCTCTAACTTCGTTTTCGAGGTCAAGAGCGCAGACAAGGCGCGTTCTTCATTGGGTGTCATTCGCTGCGCTCCTTTCCGATTTCTTCCGCTTTTTTCCGCTGGTAAAGCTCTATCCAGTTTTCAAGCGTCATGCAGACAAGCCACGGGGCGCGGTTTTTCCTCCAAAAGATAGCCGGTAAACCGTCCTTAAATTTGCCGCTGTCCCGCTGCGCCTGCTCGATCCACTCATAAAGGGCTTGCCTTTCCCCGCGCTTACACTCAATGTGTACGCCGTCAAGCCCTGTTAAATCTGGCGTACTGCCATAGCTCACGGCCTCGCCCGGTTGCACGGGGTAGCCGTAGCCTTGCAATAGGCGGCACAATTCAAGCTCCCCGGCGCGGCCTTTAGCTTGTGACCGTTTCCCGCTCGTTCTGCTCACCTGCTTTCTTTCGCTCACGCTCTGCCTTGCGCTCCCAGTATCGGGCATTGTTCGCCTTTACCTTTTCGGGGTTGGCGGCTCTCCACGCTTTGTAATATGCGCGTCGCTTCTCCGCGGCCTCGTTCGTCATGCTTCTTACGCTCCTTTCGCTTTATATTCTTGTTAAAGTTCTTAACCGTTGTAAACTTCTTATGCATATATTATATCAAACATTTGTTCTTTTGTCTACATCTATTTCTTTCTCTATTTTGAATTATCTGTATACGCTCAATTAGGGTTTTTGGGTCTTAGGGTGCGCCCTAACAAGCGGGTAAATATATCGAGTGTATATATTTTCCCTCTGCTTGCTATGTATCTTCGAGGCATAAAAAAAGCGCCCCCGGTAATTCGGGGACGCTCTGCGCCTATATTCACTTTCCGGCAATAGGAACAACGGCAAGGGTCTTTCCCAGCGGCGCTAAAATCTTCAAGATTGTATCGAGCTGCGGGCTTGTGCTGCCGGTTTCCATTCTTGCAATTACGGGTTGTTTTACTCCGCTCATTTTTTCAAGCTCTTTTTGAGTAATCCCCTTTTCCTGCCTTGCTTTAATCAGTTCCCCTATAAGGGCAACTCTCAAATTGCTTTCTGCGATTTCTTCCGGGGTGAAAAGTTCGGCTCTCACTTCGCCCCAACTGCTCCCGATTGCGCTATTCTTGTTCATCATCAAAGCCCCTTTCTATAAGGTCGGCAAGTTCTCTCTTTGCCTTGTCTATTTCCCGCGCTGGTGTTTTCTGCGTCTGCTTCATAAAATGATGGAGCAAAACAAAGCTGCCATTTACCCGCGCAACAAACAATATTCGGTCGCGCAGGGGGCGCAGCTCCCATATATCGCCGTCAAGGTGCTTTATATACGGCTCTCCGGCTTGCGTCCCGTACTGGCTCAATACTTCGATATAGTCATTGATCTTATTTGCCTTTATGCGGCTGTCTTTGTCCTTTTTCCGCGATAGCTCCCGCAAATACTCTAATACCGGCTCTTTCCCGTTCCTATCTCTGTAAAAATGGATCTCGTGCAAGGGTATCTTTCCCCCTCTCTCTACTGGATATTATACGCGCCCCTTTTTCTCTTGTCAATAACTTTTAAGTTATTAAATGCGGTAAAGGAAAAGGGCGGGCGCATAGCGCCTGCCCCTGCTCCTTACTGCAGCGTAGCTTTAAAAGGTCGCCTTGCCCTGCTCTCCCTCTTTCCAAAACATATCAAGTTCACCGGAAAAAAGATTCCTGGCAATTTTGTAAAGCTCATTGATAGCTGTTTCGCGGTCAACGCCGTCCAGCTCAAGGCCGATTTCGCGCTCGTAGCCGTTTTCTTTACTGATAGCCCAAATTTTCATTTTATCGCCTCCATAATTTTATCAAACTGAAAAGCCATTATTTCAGCTTCTCTCTTTTTGTGCGCTCTGATCGCGGCTTGTATGCGCCTGCGGCTGTCCTCTGGCTCTGCGTCCAGCTCCGGCCTTGTCAGCATAGCGAGGCGGGCTTGTATGCCCTCTAACTCGATCCGCAATGCCTCCGGCTGCATCAATGCCTTTCCGTACACCGTTACAAGGTCGGCGCGGCTCTGCGCTGCAAAGACGCTATCCCCGGTGATCCTGCCTATACAATCCACGGCAAGCAATAGCAGCTTTGCCGCTGGCTCTCCCGCCTGTATGCCTTTAAGAATAGAAGTTCTTGCGGCCTCGCTTTCCGCTATGGCTGCTTGTTTCTCTTTGCAGATAGCAAGCGCCCTTTCTTCGGCTTCTGTGCGCCGTTCCTGCTCTCGCAATAGCGGGGCTATGCTGATACGCTCCGCGCCCTCCTGCGCGCCCTGTGTGGCTTCCTGTGCCGTTTGCGCGGCATATTCCCATAAGTTCATACTGCCGCCTCCTTAAAAGCGCTTTGCGCCCGCTGCGTCCTCGCTTTCGGTCGGTCTAAACAAGTCAAACTGCGGGTAGTATTCAAAGCTGGCCTTGTAACTGCTGATCCCGTAGCGGTTTTTAAGGCATACAAGCTCAACCTGTCGCGGCATTTCCTGCTTTGCCTCCCTGATCCTTTCGCGCTTCTCTATAATGCTTTTTTCTTTTGTAAATAGATCATCATTCAAGGCCGAAAGCTGCAAGCCCCACACTACATCGGCGGTATATTCAATGCCGCCGCTTTCTTTGAAGCTCTCAAAGTCAATGGGCGCAAGGTAATTGCTGCGGTTTACGCTGCTTACAAGAATTATTGGCAGGTCGAGGGCGCGGCTTATACGCTTTAGCTCCGTTACATTGTTGTCGGTCTGTTCTTTTACGGTCTGCCGCCCCTCTCCCTGCAAGATTTGCAGATAGTCCACGATAACAACGGGCTTTACTTCGTTGCGGCTCATATACCGGCGCACATACTCGCCTATAAAAGAAACTGTGCAAGCAAAGTTCCCCTCAATAACGCTCATGCGGTCTTGCACGGCCTCTGTGTACGCTCTGGCGGCATCCAGCGCCGCCGGGGTCAATCTGCCGCCCCGGATAGAAAGACTTGTGCAGGCGGTGCTTATATCCCGCTGCGCGGTGATCCTCGCAAGGCTCTTGCTCACCATTTCAAGGCGGCTTTGCTCCATGCTGAAAAACAAGATATGTTCCCCCGCTGCCGCCATCTGATCCGCCACTTGATGAATAAATGTTGTTTTCCCCAAAGAGGAAATAGCGCCCAATACATACAAGCCGGGGTAAATGCCGCCCGCCTGCCGGTCGAGGTTTTCAAAGCCGGTTTTGCGGGTGGAGCTGCGCCGGAAATTCTCAATTTCCCCCGCCATCAAAGAGTTAATATAGGCGGTTACGCTGTCCGGCGTGGCGCTGGTGCTTCGCTGCGCGGCTTGTACCGCGTCAATAAAAGCTGCTCTGTTGCTTGTAAGGGCTTCGTTTGCGTCTTTATGCCCCCCTGTAATATCAACGCTCAAATGGGCGATATTAAGCCCCTGTAAGCCCTCTGCAAGCTCTCTGCCCGCTCTCCGCCCCGCTTCGTCATTGTCCGGGCAAAGCAGCAGCGTTGCCTTTGTGCCGTGTTCTTCGATATACTCAAGCAATTTGTGCGTGTTGCTGGTGCTTCCGGTCGCCACGGCCTCCCCGCCTGCCTCGATAATAGAAAGCGCATCTATTTCCCCCTCCACGATAAACACGGGGGCATTTTCCGCAGCTCTCGTTAATGCAGCGGGGTTAAAGAGCTGCGCGGCTCCCTCTTTCATCTTTGCAAAGCGCCTTTCCTGCTCCGTCAGCTCCCGGCGCGTATCTCGCGCAAGGTAGCTGCTGGCGCTGGTCGGAATAATCAGCCGGGGGCTTGTCGGCGGGTTTCTGCCGTTCTTCACGGCCTGCGGGCTTCTCCATGCAGGATCAAAGCCCAATCCATACTTCGCCGCCGTTTCTAAGCTGATACCTCGAAAAGAAAGATATTCAAGCGCTGCCCTGTCTGTAAGTCTCTCCCCGCACTCGATGAAATACGCCTTATAATCCGCTTGCGCCTCCGCGCCCCCTGTTGCGGGGGCGCTGGTGGGCGCTGGCTGCGTTTTAACGGGTGCGGCGGTGTGATCGTCCAC